CTATAATCTCCATTTTCGTCAACGCCATATAAAACTTGACCGGGATTTTCGTCATTTTCGTCAACTACCCCATGATACCTTACACCGTCATCATCCTTCGGTAACTTATAAGCCATTTATATCAACCTCGCTCTATATCGTAATGTTACGTTTGCACCGTCTGTTATATCGAAAGCATTGTCTCCACTCACGAGATTAAACCACTCACTACTTAATGCTAGTGTCTGCATTCTTGTTTCTCCGTTTATTTGCACGCGTCTGTTTGTTGCGTTAAGTGTTAACTTGTCTCCTTCCTCAAAGTCGTAAACGACAGTCAAATGACGTTTACTTTCTTTGTGTTCAACTTTGAATTCGTCTGTGCTGTTCTTAAACTCAACTTCAAAGATCGGTTGTGCCTCCACTGTCGACGGATTGTATTCAAAGCCATCTGCTTGCCCTGCAAAAAGTGTCACGATTGTCGAATCTGAGTCATCCGCTGTTTTGATAACCGATCTTTCTTCCTCCCCATACTTAAACGGATCGCTACATAAAAAATGGAGATTACAAACGAGTGTGTTCTTTTCTTCTTCCGGGACTTCTAATTCTGTCAAAGTTGCGCGGTAGAAATAATCTTCGTCGGTAAATCTTAGTGGCTTTTGAGGTCGATAAACAAGATTTTTCAACTCGTCTATGCGTTTTCGGAATTTTTCATTCGTTTTGGCAGAAAATAGAAATTTTACAGTGATCTCTCGACTTGTAAGGGTAGGGTCGCTTAATTCTACGACCCCATGCATTCCGGGCAATTCGCGAGTAACTACATCCCTGTCAAGGTTTCCGCGCCCCGTGACGGTTAATGTTTTAAAGAAACCATTTTTATCTGTCAATTCCTCGTCAAGGTTAACATCGTCAAAAGTCGTCTGTAGCGTTGTTTTGAGTTCCTTCCCGGGTTCTATTGTGTCAATAAACATAACTATTTCCGCCTTTCTCTACGCTTAAGCGCCTGTAATTCCTCGGCTGTGTATCTGACTGTTTTCTTGGCAAGCGTCTTTGAATCAAGTGGAATACTAATATTAAGCTCGTAAACATTGTTAGTTTCGGCCGTTCCTGCTATGGACATGTCGCTAACAAGTCTGTTGCCTGCCATTTGGTGCATGCCTTCGACTTGTTCACCTATTCTCATTCCATCGGAACCTAATAATCTACCCATTGCTTTAGAAACAGAAGATTCAGCCGATTTAATAGAATCGACCAAAGGACCTGCAAAGTCAAGTTTGTCTAAGTCTCGCAAAGGGCCTGTTTTGGCTGGCGAGAAAGGGAGAAAGTCACGAGCTGCACCCGCCATATCCTTGATTGCGTCCGTGATTTTTCCCGGTGCTGCCTTAATCCCGTCAATTATTGATGTCACAATGTTTTTTCCGGCGTCGAAAAAGCTCGTTGCCATGTCGGTGACAGCGTTTAAAGCATTTGTTATTCCTTCTGACACTGCGCTTTTGACGTCACTCATTTTGTTGCTTACGGCGTTTTTCATACTGCTAAACTTGTTAGAAACGGCTGTCTTTATGCTGTTAACGACGTTCGAAACAGTGCTTTTAATTCCGTTCCAAGTATTTGATATTGTGCTTTTTATACCGTTTATGATGTTTGATATCGTGTTCTTGATTCCATTCCAAACGTTTTTGATGATTGTTTTGATTGTATCTAACACGGTTGATATAGCGTTTTTGATTCCGTTCCAAACGCTGGAAACAACGCTTTTTATAGCGTTTAATACGGTCGTGATGATTGTCTTAATTAAGTTAAATGCGCCCTTGATAACGCTCTTTATTATGTTAAGTGCGCCGTCTAGTATTTGCTTAACAGCGTCCCATGCACCTTCCCAATCGCCTGTTAGCACAGATGCAAAAAATTGTATAATCCCAAGAACAACGTCAATCGCGCCTTCAACAACTCCTTTGATTGTTTCCCATGCGACTTTGACGATCTGTTCTACGATCGGCCAAACCGTTTGCATTACTGTTAAGATGATATTTAAAACAGTCTCAATGACCGTAGAAATTGCATTCCAGACATTTTGCGCTATTTCCAAAATCCGTTCACTGTTTTCGTTCCAAAATTCTACAAACATGCCCCATATTTCTCGCACAAACTCAACTATTTCTTCTATTATGGGTACAATTGTATCGGAGATCGTTTCCCAAACATTTACAAAGATGTTTTTGATGTTTTCCCAGATGTTTATAAAGAATTCTCTAAATTCTTCATTTGTGTTCCAAAGATATATTATAGCTGACACTATTCCTACTATCGCTAAAATTACCAAACCGATCGGGCTTGCTAATGCAGTAAATGCCCCTGCGACCCTAGAGACTGCGCTAATTACCATTCCAAAGCGACTTACTAGCCCTCCAACTACTTGGGTAATCGGACCAATGGAAACAAGTGCGATCGATCCAAATAAAGTAACGTATTTGAGCACTTTTTGAACGGAAGGAGAAAGGTTATCGTAACTGCTTTTAACTCCCGAAATTATCTCCCGTGCTGTTTGGAAAGCATTGTGTATTGCCTTTCCTGTCCTTTCCGCCCAGTCTTTAACCTCATCTGATTTCAAAACTTCAATAAAGTCGGCTATTTCTTCTTTAGACATTTGAAATACGCCTTCAAGCAACGCCTCTCCGATCTGTCCGATATAAGCAAATGTGTTTTTTACCATTCCTGACCATGATTTAGAGTAAGCCTCGGACATTCCGCCAGCGAAATCTTCCATAACGTCCAAGAATTCCTCTGATCCCACTTCACCAGCGCTTACCATTTCATGAAAAGCTTCTAATGATCCCGCTCCTACGTGCTCCGCCATTGCTTGTGAGAAGCCTGGCATGCTGTGCTCGATCATATCGAGTTCGTTTCTTGTTAACCTGCCACTTCCTTGAACACGGTTAAAGATTTGAGCCATTTCTGCGACGGGTCTGTTCGCTCCGACTGCGGCATCTCCGACCAATCTAATGTAACGTTCGAGTTCTTCTCCCTCTTCAACTCCGGCGGCTAACGCTCCTGCCGCAACTGCTGTCCCTTCTGCGATTGTGGTTGTTCCGCCCTCAACAGCGTTCTCGACGTGTTTTATGATTGTTTCGACTTCTCCCGCGCTATATCCAAGTCCCTTGAGTTGCGCCTTCGCCGTATCTAATCCAACCAGACGCTTCCAACCAAGCGCCGACGTCAATCCTACCGCCGCGCTCGTTGCTGCCACAGCCGGTTTTGTCACTTTTCTTGTCAATTGATCGCCAACGCTTGAGATATTCTTGCCAACATTCTTAATATTGCCAGCGGATTTTTTCAGCCCCTGCACACTTTTGCTTGCATCTTGAAACGCTTGTGAGAATTGCCGTGCGCCCGTCGCTTTGAGTACCGCCTCAACCGAATAAGCCACGTATCCACCTCCTTACTTTTTGTTGATTTCCGCAATAAGTTTGACGGCGTCTTTCATGTCTTGTGACATTTTAAGCGGTTCTTTGCCTTCTGTTTTTCTGAGTTCTTTCTCGTAGTCAAAAAAGTCATCAAATTTCTTGTACTTGGGCTCTTGTTTGTTACCGCGTTTCTTAGTAGCTGTGACGGCATGATTTAGCCATGCTTGCAAATGCATGTCATATATCTCATCCAATCTCCTGAGACGATATGCGTGCATCCTCGCGGTGTACTCGTACAAAGACATGGTTTGTACTTCATACAAGCTTTTTACATCAAGAAATCTAAAACAGTTGATGATTATATCTTCGTATGTTTCTTGTGACGTCTTTTTTAGTTTTCTATTTTCTCCTCCACCATCTGGAAGCGTTGTTTTAAAAAAGGGGCGATCTTTATATTAGATTCAATTTCTTTGAAGAATTCTTCTAGCTTGTCGTTTGATGCTAATTCTTCTAAGTATGATTCAATGTCTTTGTTGGACGGTTTTTGAATTAAGTGCGCTGTCCCGGCTTTAATAACATTTTTTAGCACGACAGGATTTCGCATCTTTAAATAAGCGATCAACATATCTATACCAACGCCAAACTTTAGGCCACTTTCTTCGATTGTGTACATTTTGTCCAATTCTGCGATAAAACCTAGCCCAAAGTTTAATTCATATTTTTTACCAGCAATTTCTACTACCATTTAATCCACTCTCCTTTAAAAAATATAAAAAAAGAGGGTGTTAGCCCTCTACCCCACCATCGTTTTCATCATCCGGAGTAGTGTCTCGGAATGCGTATTGCACAGCCGCTTCTTGATCTTCAGTGAGCGTAGCCATGCCAAACTGCGGTTTTTGTTCGATCATAAAATCACCGCTATATGTCGCCTCGTCTTCCGCCGAATTTTCTTCTTCCCATGATGTCAAGTATCCTTGCGCGTACATGGCTGGGTATTTGTCATCTTCTTTCAAATCTTCATCTACAGACACTTCCCATAATTCTAGTTTTTCGCCTTCGATAATAGAATCTAACAACATCTTTGCAACAGGATCGTCTTTTGCCTGCACCGCTTCGATCCCTGTCACTTCGCCTTCAAGTTCGCCTAGATTCACTATTGTACCGTCTTTAGTCACTATACTGTCGCCGTCTCTTTCTAACTCAAAAGTGTGCTCTGTTTGAAGTGCTAGCTTTGCAGCTTCTTCGTCGCTATCCTTAAGACGTCTGAAAAGAAGTACTTTATTTTTCCCTCGCATCATAGCGTGTTTAAGCTCGTCATTATTCGCCATTTCATTTCCTCCTTAGTGAAAAGTAAACTCAAATTCTAAAATCCCATGAAGTAATGTCCTTGTTCCATCACTGTCGATGAGTGTTTGCGACTCTATCCCTGTACAATCCACATAAAAGTTTTCCGTCCGTTTAATCTCTCGCATTTTCCTCTTTAATTCATTCATCATGTCTGTTAATTCCCGTCTTTTTTTGTAGTCGTGATAAATGTGCACAGTTTGTTGTACATCTCCGAAAATGAAAAGTTTGGTTCTTCTGTCTTGGTCAAATTGTTCGCCAACGAAAACAAACGGGTATGATTCGCCGTGAGGAGGCAAATAATCAAGCGTCTTATAACCTAGCTCCAACGACGCTTTAAAAACCGCGTCATATATCTGTTGTTGCGGAGATTTCATGTTTATCACCCTATTTCATTAACCGTGACATATCTTTTTTAAATTGTTTGGATTGCTCGTGAAAAGCTGGCCTTATATGTGGCGTTCCCGTCATAAAACGTGTTCCGTATTCTTGATATGGCGCATATTCTATTTCGCTTCTTACCAAAGCTGTGAACCCGCCGTCTGCCATTCGCAGCTTAATAGCCCTTCTTAAGTCCCCAGTCCTAACTGGCGCTTTACGCATCGCTTTTTTCTGCATTTCCGTAGCATTAAGCCGAATTGTCTTTTTCACTAAATCTAAATCCGCATTCTCTTTAAGCGCTCCGACAAGTTTTTCGGTGCCGGTCACTTGGAACCTTGACATGTCATGCTTCCTCCAAATAGTAAGCGTCTCGTCGGTACTTAGAACGACGTGTCACGTTGTATTTTTTGTCATCTATAATGACGTAATCAAAGTCGTCGCCATATGGTTGTTGTAATCTTGCAACAATAACATTTGTGTCGAGCTCTCCGAAAAGCTCCTTGCTCCTTTCAATGCTTAATCCTGATAAGTGACAAGGTAACTCTGTTTTTTCTATAATTGGCTCGGTGTATTCCCCTGTCTCGGGATCGTATTCCGCATCTTTTTCTTTGACAAATGTTATTCGTTGGCTATATCTCATATAAACATCACCTTACCCCGCCCAGGAGGTTCCGGATCGTCTTTGTATTGTTCTATAATAGTAAGGTAAGGCTTAAATTCATCTTCTAAGTCATAAAATTCAACTGTGTGCCCTTCCACACTTTCCGATCTCATGCCTTCACTACCGATTCTGTTAAATCTTCTCACAGTGATTTCTTCTATGATATATTCAAGTTCTGAAGGGACGCTCTTTCCTAGCATCCCCTCAAGATGGTTTTTTGTGTTTTCTATTAGTATCTCGATTACATCATCTTGCTTGTCGTCATTTATGCCTAGAAGAGTTTTGATACGTTCTAACATTTAATCACCCCTCTAAGAGTTCGATCAGTTCCTTTTTCGTTGCATTCGCCTTATACTCAACGCCCTTTTCATCAAGTTGTTGTTTTAACTCGCTAACAGTTAAGTCATTAGCGTTATTTTCTTTTGATTGTGGCGTGAAAGCCATGGTTTCCTCTTGGTTTTGTGGCATGTGACCATACTTACGCACAATTTCAACGACCTCTCCTGCTTTTGCAGAATGAGTCGTAAATCCAAAGTGATTTCCGTCTTCTGGACGATAATGTTTAACTCGACCATCATCATCACATTGAACGAGTGTTCCTGCAGGTAAATCTTCGGATGATTCTACCTTCCACACTGGATTATTCTTAATCGTTACATTTACAACACTGTCTTTTTCCAAGTCAGATGTTGAAACCAAGTCCGGGATCCAACCCTTTTTGGATAAAATTAAATATACAGTATTCCAGCCTTCTTCCGGATCTCCCTCAGTGTTAATACCGCCCAAGCCAATCAAGCGATTAGCTGGGATGTTTTGTGTTACTTTCGCTTCAAATTTAGTCATTATCCTTCAACCCCTCCACGTTATGAAAATACACCTTTGGATTGCGAACGATGCGCACTAACTCACCAGGTTCAGCTTTATCTAGCGAATAACCGATACGAACAGGTGCAGAAGTGTAAGCTCCGACACGCCCATCGGTATTTACTGCAACATTTGATCCTATTGTAATTGACGTTGATGCTTCAACTATCCATACAGGATTATTGGCAATGTTTACTGTTACTTCTTGCCCGTCTTGTAATTCTCCTGTAGAAACAAAATC